CCGCGTAGAGAAGGTGGTAGAGGTACAGAGATTACAACACTACCAGGAGGGGAGAACCTCGGGCAGATCGACGATATCGTCTATTTCCAAAAGAAATTATATAAGTCTCTCAACGTCCCAGTCAACAGACTCGAGCAAGAAGCTCAGTTCTCCTTGGGTCGATCTTCTGAGATAACAAGAGATGAATTAAAGTTTCAGAAATTTATTAATAAACTTCGTAAAAGATTTTCTATGTTGTTTATTGATTTACTTAAAACACAATTGGTTCTCAAAGGTATTGTTACTGAGGATGAATGGAATGAAATGAAACAAGAAATCAATATTGATTATCAACAAGATACTCATTTTTCTGAATTGAAAGAGTCTGAACTAATTAGAGAAAGACTTGGTACTATCAGAGAAATTGATGAATATGTTGGTAAATACTTCTCACAAGAATGGGTACGTAAAAACATTCTTATGCAATCAGAAGATGATATTAAAGATATTGATGCACAAATCGAGGCTGAAGCAGAAGCTGCGCCTGATGAAGATGAGTTGTAGAAAACCATTTTTGTATAAATAAGTTACAGTAATAGGAGTATATTATGGACACACAAGAACTGATTGGTAAAATTGAAAGTGGCGATATGGCCGATGCCGGCAAAGCTTTTAGTGAACTGATGAACGCAAAAGTCCAAGCAGCTTTGGATGACAGAAAAGTAGAACTGGGAAACCAGATGCACTTGTCTCCTGAAGAAAAAGAAGAGCTTGAGGCGCAAGCAGAACTAGATGATGAGGACTTTGATGATCCTGAAGAGGAGGATCTAGAAGACGAAGACCTCGAAGATGAAGACGAGGACGAAGAGTCCGAAGATGAAACTGAAGAGGACGACATAGAAGAAGATGAAAATGAAGACGTTCAATCAGATGAGACAGAGCCTCAATGAGGGCTCAGTTAAACTAAGCAGCGGAGAAAAGAAAGTTAAGTCTTTCAAGGTGGGGAAACAAAATAAGTACGAAGCCATCGTCGCAAAAAAAGGAAATATATTCAGTGCCTATATTGATGGTGATCATTTAGATGATTATGTATCAGTAGCAAAAGCTGAAAAAGGAATAAAAGATTTTATTAGGTTAGCGGGTAAGTAAATGAAACTAATTACAGAACATGTTGAAGATATAAACGTTATTACTGAAGCCAAAGAAGATGGCAAAGGTAAGAAGTTTATTATCGAAGGTATTTTTATGCAGGCAAATAAGCCAAATAGAAATGGCCGCATGTATCCCCGTGAAATCCTAGAAGCAGCGGTCAATAAGTATGACGCTGAACAAGTTTCCAAAGGTAGAGCCGTAGGTGAGCTAAATCACCCAGAAGGACCTACCATTAATTTGGATAAAGTATCTCACAAAATTACTGAACTTAAGTGGGACGGTAATAATGTTGTGGGTAAGGCAACCGTTTTGGACACACCTATGGGTAAGATCGTACAAGGTCTTCTTGAGGGCGAGGTTCAGGTGGGTGTCTCAAGTCGTGGAATGGGTAGTCTTGCTAAACAAGGCAACGTTAATGTGGTCAATAAAGACTTCATGCTAAATGCAGTTGATATTGTCCAAGATCCATCAGCTCCAGAGGCCTTTGTAAATGGCATCATGGAAGGTGTTGAATGGATCTATGAAAATGGCGTGTTTAAACAGCAAGAAATTGAAATATTCGAGACAGAGATGATGGAAGCAAAGAAGGTTGGAGATCCCAACCATCAAATTAAAGCTTTCAAAAATTTCCTCTCTAAACTTTAACTCTGAGGGAGTAACAATTATGTCAGACGAAAATCAAGTCGACATTGAAGATACACTCCAGGATGAAATCGTTGATGACGTTGAAGTTGAGAACGAGGACAATCTGGAAGAGGCAATGGCCCCAGCAGCCAAGGCAAAGCCGGCAGCCAAAGAAGTAGATGGTGCTAAAGCAGCAGTAGATACTAAAAAGGCTATCGACAAAAGTGAGCCAGCGAAAGCTACTCCGCCTAAGACAAAGGCTGGTATGATCAATGCCATGTATACCAAAATGTCTAAAATGAACAAGAAGGAACTAGGTGATGCCTATAATGCTATGAACAATAGCTATACACCTGAAGGTACCGAAGTTGACGGAGAGAAAATCTTTGAAGATGATCTCAAAGCGTTGGTAGATTCAGAAGCTACATTGTCAGAAGGATTTAAGGACAAAGCCGAGATCATCTTTGAAGCAGCTCTAAAGTCAAAACTTGCTGAACATGTCGAAAGAATGGAAACAAGCTATGCTGAAGAGATTGCTGAAGAAACCAACCGCATTCACTCCGAATTGGTAGAGAAAGTGGATGGCTACCTAAACTACGTCGTAGAGAGTTGGATGGAAGACAACAAATTGGCGATCGAAAGTGGACTACGCACTGAGATCTCTGAGTCATTCATGAAGCAACTTCATACAGTGTTCAATGAGCATTATATCGAAGTACCTGAGAGCAAAATCGATTTGGTTGATGAACTATCAACTAAGGCTGATGAGCTTGAAGAGCAAGTGAATACCACAGTTGCAGACAACGTAGCTCTTAAAGCTGAAGTAGAAACACTTCAAAGAGCCGCAATTGTAACTGAGGCGTCAACCGGACTTTCTGAGGCCCAGGCTGAAAAGCTCAAAGGTCTTGTAAGTGATATCGATGCAGACGACAATGAAGCATATGCTGAAAAAGTCGCTCAAGTCAAAGAGTCATATTTCAAGGCAAAAGTAACGGCTACCGAGGAAGAGGCTATTGCTGAAGATAACGATCAAGAAGTTGAAGTATCTGATTCAATGAGTGTCTACCTTGCAGCGCTTAACAAAAAATAATCCATAGGGAGAATAGAAATCATGTTTACAACTGATAAACTTCTCGAGAAATGGAATCCAGTATTGGATGTTGATGGCGATCTAACTGATCGTTATAAGCGTTCCGTTACTGCAACAGTTCTCGAAAATACTGAAAAGGCACTCGCTGAAGAGCGTGGCCATCAGCAGTTTGCACTTACTGAAGCTGCACCTGCAAACGCAACCGGCTCAAACATCGGCAACTGGGATCCAATTTTGATCTCACTCGTTAGACGTGCGATGCCTAACCTTATTGCTTATGATATCGCTGGCGTTCAGCCAATGACTGGTCCAACAGGACTTATCTTTGCAATGAAGTCTAAGTACTCAACACAAGGTGGTACTGAGGCTCTATTCAACGAAGCTGATACTGACTTCTCAGGTGCTAACGGTACAGCACATGGTGGTGGTTCATCATCCTTGGTTGGTGATATTAACCCTCCAGGTACTTCTGGTGAATCTTCTGCTGACGCTAACAGTGACGGCGTTGAAGATGCATTCCATGTAGCTACTGGTGCGGCCACAGCTACAGCTGAAGCTCTTGGTGACGGTTCTGTATCCGGTATGGGTGCAAGTGGTCACTTTAACGAAATGGCTTTCTCAATCGAAAAAGCTACTGTAACAGCCAAGTCCAGAGCACTCAAAGCTGAGTACTCAATGGAACTTGCTCAGGATCTTAAAGCCATTCATGGCCTGGATGCTGAGTCTGAGTTGGCTAACATTCTTTCTGCTGAGATCCTCGCTGAGATCAACAGAGAAGTTGTTAGAACTATCAACGCAAAGGCTAAAGCAGGTTCACAGCAGTCTGATATCACAGCCGCTGGTACTTTCGATGTGAATGCTGATTCTGACGGCAGATGGTCAGTTGAGAAGTATAAAGGCCTCTTGGTCCAGCTTATGAGAGAAGCAAACGTTATTGCTAAAGAGACACGTAGAGGAAAAGGTAACTTTATTCTATGTTCTTCAGACGTAGCAGCTGCTCTTTCAGCTTCTGGTCTTCTTGACTACACACCAGCTCTTGCTGGAAATTCCAACTTGACTGTTGACGACACAGGCACAACTTTCGCTGGAACACTTTCCGGTGGAATGAAAGTCTACATTGATCCATATGCAAATATCGATTACATGAACGTCGGTTATAAGGGTGCAAACCCATATGACGCAGGTATCTTCTACTGCCCATACGTTCCGCTTACAATGGTGAGAGCGGTTGGTGAGAATACCTTCCAGCCAAAAATTGGCTTTAAGACACGTTACGGAATGGTTGCAAACCCATTCGTTGGTTCTTCACCAGGTAACGATACTGGTACTAACAGAGCTAACCAGTACTACAGAATCACAAAGATTACAAACATCCTTTCATAGGATTAATCTAATAGTGGTGGAAAGGCGGCTTCGGCCGCCTTTCTTTTTTGTATAAATAGTCTTATACAGGAGGTTCTAATGAAAAATTACAATTTTCAAAAGTTAAAAACAGAAGAGTATATTGACGTTAGAATCAGTCAACTTAAAGAAGATATGGCCAAAGCAAGTGATCCAATGGATCAAGCTTGGTACAATAGATTAATACAAGAACTTGATTGGGTAAAACAAATGAACGACAAACCTACGCATAATTGTTATATCGGTCAAGAAATAACTGGAGTGATGGGGACTATCTAATGCCATATAATCCTAATGTCAATTTTTCTGAAGAATTTTCAACTACTGCTACAGCATCTATGAATTTTGTTAATCCAACTGCTTTTAAGTTAGTTATTGATTCACAAAAATATAAGAATGCTCAATTCATGGCTCAGACCGTAGCATTGCCTGATGTACAGGTTCAAGGCGCGGTTTATCAAACACGTAATAGAAATATTATTGAGGCACCTGATAAAATTGAATACGGTATGTTTGATATGACATTCCTTATTGATGAATATCTACTCAACTATAAAGAAATTCATGATTGGATTGTTGGACTAGTTACAGAAAAAGATGAAGGCGTTCGTAAAGAACGTGATATGGTATTGCAAATCTTAAGTAGCCATAACAACGTAATTGCTGAATTACAATTTGTAAATGCTATACCAATCAATCTAAGTTCTTTACCATTTGATGTATCATCTACTGATGTTATATACTTAGTCGCAAACGTAACATTCCAATTTGACTATTTTAAATTTGTTACGAAAGGTGTATAAATAACTTTATATTATTGAAAGGCATATTATGATTAAACTTGATGAACTCTTTGAGATGTGGAAAAAAGACTGTCAAATAGATGAGAACAATCTAGATGGTGCTACTATCCAAAATGCTAAATTGCATTCAAAATATTTAGAAATTCATTCCATGACTAAACTACAACTTAAGCGTAAAGAACTTGAGTTTAAAGTCTTGCTCAAAGACAAATGGCTTTGGTATAATGGAAAGATGTCCCAAGAAGAAATAACAGCCAAAGGATGGAGTTATGACCCATTGAATGGTTTGAAAATACTAAAAGGTGAAATGGACTACTATTATGATTCAGATAAAGAAATACAAGATGCTCAAGCGAAAATTGAATACCTAAAAGAGATGGTGGATACTACAAAAGAAATTATTGATACAATCAAGTGGCGACATCAATCTATTAAAAACATGATTGAGTGGCGGAAGTTTACGTCGGGTGTATAATGCCAACCAAAATTACGGTTAAGAAAAAGAACCATGCAATGATGATTGTTGACTCTGAACCATCGGTTCTAAATGAGTTGACAGACTTCTTTACATTCTATGTTCCTGGTTATAAGTTTATGCCAGCATATAAGAACAAAGTATGGGATGGAAAGATTAGGCTATACAATTCTCAAACAAGAGAGTTGTATGCTGGTTTGTATGCATATGTAAAAGAATTTGCAAATGCCGAAGGCCGTGATTATGAACTAGAACTAGAGCATGATGCTTATTATGGATATATTG